CCTTTTTTACGTCTGCTTCATGATGTTAGGTGCGCAATGTGCCAAAGCTGCAACAGATGGAATATAAGGGCTTAAAATGAACAAATTAATTATGGCGTTTTCTTTATTGATAACGCCTTTTTTTTTACATGGAAGTATTTTTGAAGATGGCTCTGTAATTTTTAAATCGCCAAAAAGTGAAGCGGTAAAATTATACAATTGTCTTAATTATCAAGATACGGGAACTATAACTACCATTGCTGAACATGGTGATTGTGTCGGTCAACTTACCGCAGGTTTTGAGGCTCGTTTAGCTGCCATTGAGGCTTCAAATAATCACAGGAATTATTCTGGCTCCATTGTGATTGATGATATATACGCCTCGTTTAATTACACCTTTGATTATGTGAAGTGTTACTCAGATGGTTCTTGTGAAGTTACAGCTCAACGCGCTGGTCAATTGGCTGGTTCTTTTATTTCCTTTTTACGTGATGATTTAACTCAAAAGTGCCCCCCTGATGATGCTCCTACTTTTACGGGTACTTATGGCTCTGGTGAAACAATAAAATGCTATGACCCTGCTCAAGTTAGTAATGTTGATACTTGTAACGCTAATTCAGGAAGTGAATTTTTAGATATTCCAGTTACTTCTGGCTCAGGTTGTTTTACTCAAACAGATGGTTCTTCTTGTAAGTATGATGCTGTCACAAGTGATTCTGGCGTTCAATTTTATGCGATGGATTTAGAGGGGGATTGCTATTCAGAAAATACACTTCCTGATTTAAATGGCATGGAAGGTCAACCATCACCAACGCCAAACGAAACTCCATCAAACGAAAATGATACCTGCAAAGAGTGGGGCGGTACTGGTTTGGTTTGTCCAGAGCAAAAAGCAGATGTTTGTGATGATAACGGCACTTGCCCTGAGTCATGCGGAACTGTTAATGGTGTTTTCGTTTGTATTGATAATGATATTGATGGAGATGATATACCCGATTATTTAGACCCTGACGTTGATGGTGACGGAATACCAAACGGTGATGATTTAGATAGCAATGGAGATGGTAAGGACGACCCAATTGATAATACAGGTCAAGGAAATGGCTCTGGTGGTGGCACTACTGTTGAAATTGATATGGGACCAGTTGTTGCAGAATTAAAAGAATTAAACAAAACAACTGACGATTTAAAAAAATCATTAACTGAAACTGATGTTGTTAGACAAACAGAGCCTTCACCTGATTTAGTGGGTTTTTATGAAAGTGTTTATGACGATGGTGTTGAGGGGATGTTCGAATCAAAAGTTGATGATTTTAAAGCGACAGAATTTTACACCTTTTTAGATCAATTCAAACCAAGATTTGGTGGCTCTCCTCCTCCTATGCAATTTTGTTTCAACTTTGGTACTTACATGAACTTAGGGTGCTTTAGTCTTGTTTTAGACCCTCGGATTTTTCCGGCGATGAAAATATTCATATTGGTTACCGCAGGATTCACTTGTCGCAAAATCTTATTTGGGGGCTAAATTATGCTTACTTGGTTAGCTGAAACATGGAACGCTTTTGTTGATTTCATGTATCGATTGCTTTTGTCTTTAATGGATATGTTGAAAGATTTATTTATATGGGCACTTGAACAATTGATGAATGTTGGGAAGCTTTTACTTGATGGTGTTGGCTCTTTAATGAGTGGTTTAGATATCGCGAGTTACTTTGCGCTTATTCCTTCTGAAACGGCATATTACTTAAATGTTTTGGGTGTATCTCAGGCAATGGGCATGATTGTTACCTGTTTGAGTATTCGGTTTTTATTACAAATAATACCTTTTGTTAGGTGGGGCTCTTAAGATGATTAATGGAATTGCAGGAAAGCCAGGGGGCGGAAAATCTTATGAGGCGGTTAAGAATCATATCATCCCTGCTATAAAATCAGGCCGCAGAGTGGTGACAAACTTGCCTTTACAAGTTGAGCATTTTGTCTCTGTTTTTGGTGAGCATGTCAGGGAATTAATCGTATTAGTTTCTTATGATTATCATGACTACGGTAATCAAAAACCTTTTAGTCGAATAGAAGATTGGTTGGAGCATCAAGACTGGAAGAATGACAAAGGACAGGGCGTTTTATTTGCCATTGATGAAGCGCATTTGTCATTGCCAAGTCGTATGCAAAAAGGCTCGGGTCTAGATATCACCAAAGTGCTCGAATTCTTATCGATGCACAGACATTATGGTTTTGATGTGCTGTTGATTACTCAAAACTTCAAAAAGATTCATGCTGATATTAGGGACATGGTTCAACTAGTTTATCGCTGCATTAAAAAATCAATGTTCGGTCAAGATGACCAGTACATCATTAAAGTGCATGAAGGTTGTACGACTACTGTGGTTAATACTGATGAACGAGAATATGAGTCTTTTGTATTTAAGTTTTATAAAAGTCACACTAAATCAGACCAATCAATTGTAGAAGCGACAACCGTTGATGTCGTTCCTTGGTGGAAACATGGGTTAATGCGTGGCGCTATGGCTTTTGGTGTTCTGTTTCTAATTATGCTTTCTTGGCTTTTGAGTTTAGTTTTTGCCGATGAAGAAACAGAAAACAAAGCATCAATAAGTGAAATTGAAATTCCTATCATTAAAGCTACCAATCAAAATAATGTCGTTAACACTGATGTGATTGGTGAAGGTATTTCTCAAGGAATAGCTAACCCAATTAAGGCTGTTATCGAAAAGCCTTTAGCGATAGATGAACCTGAACAATTTGATGAATACAAAGACATGGTTCAAAAGAGTAAGTCTTTTCATCCATTTTATAAAGTGGATTTAGGCATATCGGGTTATTCAGAAGACTTAACGTATAAAGTTGTTTATTTTAGTGCAAGGCAAAACGGTCAACATATTTTTACGATATCCAGTAAAGATTTAGCCTTAGCAGGGTACACAGTTAGGGTCTTAACAAATTGTGCTGTAAAGATTACTTACTTTGATTATGTCGATTTTTTAACGTGTAACTCACCTACGCAATCCATGGCGGGTGCTGACCAAATTGCCTCTACTAATTAATGATGTTTTTTGCAGGAAGGGCACCGCGCAAGCGGGAAGGAGCCTGCAAATAAATATACTTAGATTCTGACTTTATTTAACAAGGATTTTAATGTTATGACTTTAGAAAAAAAAGAGAATATTGAAGACACAGCCCCTCTTGATGATGCTTTAGTTTTTTTAATGGGCGTTGCTACTTTTTCAATAGGCATGCGAATTTTTTTAAATACACCTGTTGATAAGATGGGAGCTACCTTACAAGATTATATAAAAGCCATTCCAGAGGCGAAAAAATTAGAAGCGTTAAGAAAGAATAAGAATGCAGCGTAGCGGAAACTTCTTGGTTCCATCGTTAGCAAATTAGCTTGCGATGGTTATCGAGTCTAAACACGTTAAGCAATTCATATCATCAAGGCCGCACGGTAGTTAAGTGATTTACCGTCATTACAAGCGTATTACACATCAAATTATTTCAATCGCAACAGCCGTCCTGCAAAACTTCTCTTTAATCTTTTAGAAAAAAAGTAGGTTTTAAATTTGATTTTATTAACAAATGAGCCACTATATATTAACAATCAGCAAGGAGTGATAATTGTGACGGTTGAAGAATTTAGAAGTATAAATACTCTCTCTGAAAAAATCCTTAGCTCTACTGCTACCACAAGTGAAATAGATAAATTCAATGAGCTTGTTACTTTTTGGTGTGAGACTAGAAGGTATCATTTAATGCGCAGTTTACCTGAAGATTAAATGCTTTATTTTTCTCTTATGATTTAGTTTAAGCTTTCATTATCTGACTTTTAATGTCTTTAATGTGGCAATAGCTGAACTTCTTCTCTGTGGCAGCTACTGCCCTTAGAGTTTCATTTTAGAAATTAACAGTTTCGAAATTTTTCTAGGTATCTTGGAAGGTCTTTTCCGTGCGCATTGCGGACGAAAATCATCAATAAAAGATCAATACTTTTTCTAATGTATATTAAATTTCGCTTTATAAATGCAAGTTACTAGACTATAGACATAAATTAGTTTTATAAGAATTTTCGTGGTGGTAAAATAGCATGAACTTCATAGATATCTACAACTTTGGTTTACCATCTGTATTGATTGCAATGTACTTATACGCTCTGCACTACCAAAAGGAAAAGTGGATGATACTACCCATATTGTTTTCATTACCTTTTGCCTTTTATTTAATGCATTCACCTTTGCTTTACGTTGTTGTACTCGGTTTATCAATTCCTACAGGGCTAGTTTATGGATTTATTCAAACTAGAAAGAAAAGTAGATTCAAAGCTTACTTATCACTAATACCTAGTATCGTATGTATTGTATGGCTCATATACATGAGGTTGTTTTGAATTCATTTTTCCGATTCTGTTTCTTTAAACGAGCAATAGGTTGTGATTTGCTATTCGTTGTATAATATTGATGGATTTTATAAACTTTTATCAGAATAAATCACTGTCATGTATCTCTTTTGAAAGTGATCTAATTTAACTATATTGATTATTCTTCTATGGGGAACATATCGCCCTGTTAACAGAACGTCATCCTTAAAAGATCTAATCCGAACCACAGTTTTAACGCAATTTCTTAATGTCTCTGATGTGGCAATAGCTGAACTTCTTCTCTGTGCGCATTGCTGACGTTAGCTTCAAATTTTTTGCCATATATTTTCTAATGACACTATTCTTTAACACATATTATTATTCATCAACTTAAGTAGATATGCATCTATTTGAATAATATTGAATAATAGATTATGGTGATTTGAGCATTATTAATTTTCACTAAGTTGATAATTGTTAGATAGGACGTCAAAATTAACAACAAAGGGACTACGAATTACAATGTGGATACACCTAAATTTAAAGAATCTATTAATCTTCTCTATATTGATAATCATATCTGCCTGTGGTGCCTCCGAAGCACCAGATACTCCAGATATACAAGAAACTATCGTTTCCCCTGAACTATTTATTACCACATGGAAAACAGATGCCGTAAGAGGATTTACCCAAGAAAATCAGATTATGATCGAAACTCTTGGAGATGGCTACGATTATCAAATAGATTGGGGAGATGGCAACACTGATCAAAACGTAACAGGAAATATCACCCATACCTATGCTAGTGCAGGTACTTATGTAGTTAAAATTAGCGGTAGCTTTCCACAACTTTATTTTTCACCTCATGACTTCGACCGTGACAGGCCAAGATCTGACGGTAAAAAGTTGCGTACCATTGAGCAATGGGGCACAAGTAAATGGCGTTCAATGCACAGGGCTTTTGCTGAATGTGAATTTCTTACTAGTAACGCCAAAGATATACCTAATTTATCTGAAGTAGCAGATATGAGCTTTATGTTTAATAGAGCTAATGCTTTCAATCAAGATATCGAGAGTTGGGATGTTTCGAATGTCACTAATATGAATGGAATGTTTCAGGCGGCTAGTGAGTTTAATCAAAACCTCGACAATTGGAATGTATCAAATGTCACAAATATGAATGGTATGTTTCGCTGGGCTAGTAATTTCAACCAAGATTTAAATAACTGGGATGTATCGAATGTCACAGATATGAGCTATATGTTTTCTGGAACAAAAACCTTTAATGGCGAACTAAATGATTGGGATGTATCGAATGTCACAAACATGAGCTATATGTTCTTTTGGGCTGATAGTTTTAATAAAGATTTACATAACTGGAATATAGCCAATGTTATCGATATGCGTGCTATGTTTAGGAGTGCTTTAAATTTCAATGGGAATTTAACGGGTTGGAATGTATTGAGTATCACGGATATGAGTTATATGTTTTTCAACGCTAAAGTTTTCAATAAAGATTTAAGTAGCTGGGATGTATCAAACGTTACCAACATGAATCATATGTTTGGAGATGCTCGATTTTTTAACCAAGATTTGGGTAGCTGGAATGTATCAAAAGTAGAAAGTATGTATTCAATGTTTAGAGCAGCCATCGCTTTTAATCAAAATTTAAGTGATTGGGATGTTTCAAGTACCATCATTATGAGTAGAATGTTTGAATATGCAAAAGCTTTTAATCAAGATTTAACTAGCTGGAATGTGTCGAACGTTACTAATTTGAGTGGCATGTTCAGAGGGGCAGTTTCCTTTAATCAAAATATAAGCATTTGGGATGTGTCTAATGTTAGGTACATGGCGGATATGTTCAGCGGTGCTGCTGCCTTCGAGCAAGATTTAAACAACTGGAATGTGTCGAACGTTTCTAATATGAGTGGCATGTTTGAGAAGGCAGTTACCTTTAATCAAGATTTAAACAACTGGAATATGTCGAACATTACTAATATGAGTAACATGTTTAAGGGTGCCGTTACCTTTAATAAAAATATCAGTTCTTGGGACGTATCGAACGCTATTAATATAAGTGGCATGTTTGAAGAAGCAGTTAGCTTTAATCAAGATATAACTCTTTGGAATGTATCGAAAGTAGAAAATATGAATTCAATGTTTGAAGGCGCTGTTGCTTTTAATCAACACATCAGTGTTTGGGACGTGTCGAAGGTTATATATATGAGGTCGATGTTTAAGGGAGCTGTTGCTTTCGATCAAGATTTAAGCAGCTGGAATGTGTCGAACGTGAGTCATATGGACGCAATGTTTGAAGGTATTACGCTATCGAAGAGTCATTACGATGCATTACTTTTTGGTTGGAGCGGTTTGCCACTAAATCATGACGTTCTATTTAGTGGTGGCAATAGTAAATATTCAAGCTCAATAGAGAGCGCTAGAGATGTTCTGATCAATTCTTTTGGGTGGACAGTGACTGATGGCGGAGTTGAAATGAAATAAGCAGCCTAGTTATTATTTATATTAACGCACTATTTGAAGGGTAATTTTTGACTTGGTTATATTTAGAAATTCAAATTATTATCATTACAAAATCTAATCTTAATCAGCTTTACCCTTCAAATGTTAACGTCCTGTTTGTGGCAACAGCTGCCGTAAATAGGTATTTGTTAATCGTTTTATTATTTAAATTTAAGTCACCTGAAGGTGGCTTTTTTTTTAACCCCCGTTTAGTAATACGGGGGTAAAGTATTTTTTTCTATACCTGATAGTTGTATTTATAAAGGGCTATCGATTCCGTTTTTCTATGTATGGTCATCTCTTACTGGGTATAGCTCCTACTGTTTTTTCGTTAGCAGTCCTATTGGTTTTACTTTTGTTTTTGGTGTTTTAAATCTTAGTTAGCTTCAAATAAAATATTTCAAGTTAATTATAGTTATTGTTGAATTCAATTGATGGTTTACCAATTTGATTGGTATAAATACTTTTAAATTCACTATGCATATACAGCACTGTATATACACGTAACAAATGATAATTCTTTCCTAAGGGTGATAAATGCGTGTATAACCAATAAAAACACTTTTAAAATAACTGTATGTATACAGTACTGTGCTTGTACAGTGGTAATTCAGTGTCAATCAAGTGATGTGCGTTAAGCTTCATTTAAGGTGTGTAACGCAGTATATTTTGTTACGGTTATGAGTTGAGTGCCTTTATTGTTGTTTTGTCTTATTTTGCTTTATATTGGCTTTAAGGGTTTGTTGTTAGTTTTACTGTGGTATACTGCTAATATTAAGGCGAAAAAAAACCACCTTTCGATGGTTTTTAAGTTTGGATGATTTCAAACTATTGTCTTATTAAGACAATAAGCATTTAATGTCACCAGCCAAGCCTGAGAACTCGGATTATAGACATTTTTTGTTTTTTGTCAAACCTGTCAATTTTGACATTTAACAAAAATCAAAGGATATATATCATGACTAACAAGAAAAAAACTGGTAAAAAAGTGGCTTCAAATGCTGGTAGCATCTTAACTTCTAGCAGCGCCTCAGCTATACAGAAACAATTAGCAGCTTCCGCATTATCACAAACTAAAAGTAATAATCAAACAGGTTCTGCTATGGAAAGCAAAGCTAGTGCGGTACTTAAAAGTGATAAATATAGCCAAGCGACCAAGGAACTGGCAGCTTCACTTTTGTCCCAGTCAGATAAAAAACGATAATTAGTTTTTATTTCTGCCCTTATTAAAGCCTCATTGTTGAGGCTTTTTATTTTTTAGTGACGCTAATTGTTGTTAACTATGAATGGAGTTCATAATTTTGAAAATGGAAGATGAAAAAAAAACTTTTCATGAATTTAGAAGTTTTTTGGTTTTAAATTTTCAGGAAAGTGTTGATTTTTTAGAAGAACATGAACAAATCGTATTTTATGCTCTGACAAAAAAGTTTATAGCGCATATGAATACATTCAAATTTATAATGGATGGGACGAATTACAACGATTTAATTGGTAAAACAGACCATATAGATCACTCTTCAGCTAAAATAATCTTACGTAGTGCATTAGAATGTTATGTGACAATCTCATATGTTTTTTGGGACAAGCCGAATTTAACCGATTTTAGACTTAAGTTGTATAGATATTCAGGTTTACAAGATAGGCAGAAGCGCCTTAAATATTTTTCGAATTTATCTAATCTGCATATAGACAAACTTGATGGAGAAAAAATACTTTTGGATCAACTTAAAGATGAAGTTATGTCTTTTGGAAAACTTCATTCTATTCCTCCAAAGCATCTTAAAAGCAGTTTAGAAAACGGTTGGCGTGGTAGTAGAGGTTGGATTGAAATAACAAGTGAATCTAATTTAAAGAAAAAATATGTTGAGAAAATTTATTCATACTTAAGTGGCTATACGCATTCTGGATATGATTGTCTAATGCAGTTAATTGCGGATGAAAAGTTAGATGAAGTAGAAAAATTAGGAAATAGTTTAGTCAGTTATCACTTTGCTAATTACTTACAAGGAAGGTTTATCAAAGAATATACACACTACATCAATAATATGGGTTATAAGAAGGATTTTGATATTGATTCAATATTAACGATATTAGCTGTTTATGATGAACTATATAAGTAACAAGGTACTAAATAGGTATTAAAATGAAAAACCCTTTACAACCTATTGATTGTAAAGGGTATTGTGTGGTGGAGCGGGGGGGAATCGAACCCCCGTCCAAAAAACCTACATCCTCGGTACTACATGCTTAGTCGATTATTTATTTAACCAATTAGACGCCAATCGACAGGCTTCGTCATGGTGAGCTTAAT